ATATCTTCTTGGTCCGAGAATCTAATAAACATATCATCTTGTGTAGATGTATCTCCGATAGTTGTTTCTGTTCCAAAGAACACTAAGTGTCTGTCCGGTGTAGATACTAACATGTGTCTTGATGCTGTAGGTGCACCTGTTATAATCACAGCTCTTGTATCTGTTGCATTTGATGCAACAGAGTTCCATTCAAACACTGCGCTATCGTGTATTAAACAAATTGCCTTGTCACCAAAATTATCTAATGACCACATACCAGGTTCTAATACTAAGTCACCAGATGCGGCCTCACCCCAAGCTACATAGTTTGCTGTGCTGGTCACTGTATCTCCAGCGCCATGAGATGCTGCTGTTGTATTTCTTACACCTCTTATTACACCTGTTAATTCGTTAGATGAATTAATACCTGTATAAGATATTTCTTCTGTGCCTATTAAAATAAAGTTTGTACCTGAACTTGGAAACTGTGAAGGATCTGCTAGTGTAATACCTGTTGTGACAGAGTCATTAATAGCACCTGATAATGTTGTAGTAAAAGCTCCTACCTCTTCACCACCCCAAGTTCCAAGAGACCAACCAAAACCTTTTGCTTGCACAGCTGGTCCTACAGGATAGTAATGTTGCACTCTAATGCCACCCGATGTTGTTGCACCAGATCCTGATTCGTTTGATGGCATTGTGATTGTAATAGTTGTGCTATTAGGAACTGTTGTTACCATAAATTTTTTATTATCAAAATCTGTAGATGAAAAGTTAGAATTTGTTATTGTAGAAAAATTATCTAGTAAAATTATATCTTGTGCAGATATACCATGATCTCCACTAAAAGTTATTGTAACAGATGTTGATCCGTTAGTCGTGGTAAATGCACTAGTAAGCGTAGTTGTAGATTTGATAGGGTGTATATCATAAAATACGCCACCTGAGTATGCGTACAAAATTCTGTTTGTTCCTATAATTGCATACTTTCTACCAAGACTATTTACAAAGTGATGTAAACCACGTCCTGCACCTGTTAAATTACTTTCACCTAATTGTTTCCAACCACCTATTTTTTCAGGTGTGCCATATCTAAAACGAACATTATCACAATCAATCCACTGACCCTCTGCAGTTGTTGGTGTAACCTGTTTATTTATACCTGGTTGAAACCCTATTTTTTGTAACATGTCTACTCCGCATTTGTTGGAACACCATTAGAATTTACAAGGGGTGCTTTTGCAAAGGCCATGTAAAATGTGGTTTCACCACTTGCATTGTATTGATTAGTTGCACCTCTTAACTTAAAACCATTTGAGCAAAAATCTATTCCTAAAGTTGTAACTGTGCTTTCTGTTCCAGTTGTATCTGGTTGTAATCTTTGATCAACAGGATTAAAGGCATCTCTTTTGTTGTCAAGCATAAACCAATTATCGCTTCTTGATGTATTTTTACCAAGCACGAATGAAGGAGAAAATCCGGTGTATATAAAGGGGCCTTCACTGGACCCATTGCCTAACCAGGTGCCCATCGCTGAATATCCTTTTATAGGTCGAAAGGCATAACAAATATAAGTTTCATTTTGTCTATTTGTTGGACTATCGGTAGCAGAATTTGCACCAACATATAACAAACTACTTGTAGGAACTGTATTTCCAAAAACTGTTGAAGATGTATCAAATGCTTCATCTGTACTCAACTGTAATCTTCCACCAGCACCTAATTCTTCTACAAACATTTGCCAATCAACTGAGTAGCTTCTACCCTTTATTAAATAAACTTTTGGTTTAGCTGAAAGTGAGTGACCAATACTTTGAGCATTTGATCCATTTCCCGTATAACTCATTATGCTAAATCCAGCAGTATCATTAACTGATACAGTTGCAGAAACGTTTCCACTTGAATTAGTAACAGTAGAACTTCCATTAGCTTTCCAACCCCAACCGACCATTGTGTTTCTATTTGTTCTTGCACTATCATTTAAAGTAAATCCATTCGTATCAAAACTTGCAAGACCAGTAGCACCATCAGAACTTTCAGCATTGGCAGAATTACTTTCTAAAAATTTTCCTGTCCCTCTAATAACATCTGCTAGCCAATGCTCTTGAGCGGATGTACGATTTTTTAACCACAACCAATCAGGTTGCATATTTGCGTGAGTTTCATCCCAAGTAATCGCATTTCCATCACTTGAGCTTCCGTTATATATTTTAACTCTAAAATATAAACTTGCATCATCTATAGTTGTATAAGCCATTATCCAAACTCCGCTAGATTTTTCGTATTAATTGAATAATATCCTGATGGCACAGAATATTCAAAGTTTCCATAGCCATTAGCATCACTATTTCCTGATGAAATTGCAAAAAATGGACTTCCAAAATTAAAATCTATTTGTCCATAACCAGAATTATTATTATCTCCAACGGTCACAAAACAAAAACCAGTTGAACCTGATCCTGTTAAAGCGATACCCCCTGTTCCTGTTGAGCCTGATGTTGGATCTCCACTATTTTGAAAAGTACCATTTTTAGAAAAATATAAAAATTTATTATCTAAATCTATTGCAACACCTAAAATATCTCCTGTTGCTAAACTGTTTCCATAAGAACTTGAAGATGAATTTGTAACTTTATTTCCATTACTAAATATATAACCATAAGAATATGGTGCATCTCCAGGATACCTATCTTGTCTTACATCATCTGCAACTCTACTTAAACCTCCATCAAAAGTAATGCCTACAACTCCTTGTGTGTTAAAATTACTTTCACACTCAAAATACCACTTACCCTGTGAAAATCCTATTGTTGATGAAGTATATCCCTCAATAGCATCTGCACCTTTAACTCTTAAATTGCCTTGATCTAAAGTAAATGTTCCACCAGATGCAGCATTTAAAGGATTTAATGTTGCAAAATTATTTGTGCAAGTATCAGTGCTTTGATCCACACTTGTTAAATTATTTACAGTAAAGTTATTAGAGTTTCCTGATACATCTGCACCTAGACTACTTGCATTTTCAAAGTCTAAATAAAATCCATTTGTACCAAATGTTAAACCTGATACATCTTTTGGTTTCCAAATGTTAGGACTGTCAGAATCAAACTCTCCGAAAGAAGTTTGATCTAGCTGTTGTCCATCAATAAAAACTACTTCTGCCATATAACCATCAAAATAACTATTAGACCCACTACTATAACCACTTCTACCAATATAATGTGCAATATTATTAGCAAAATTAAAATCTGCATTTAAACTTGGGTAATCTGATGTTGAAAAACTTGTTTCTTGTGTACCATTTATATAAATTTTTAATCTATTAGATTCTGTACTTTGAGTTGTATCAACTGCTAAAATAAAATGATACCAAGCTGAAACATCTCTAAAAACTCTATTTAAAATAAAATTTTTTCCTGTTGAACTTACTACATTTTCAATAGTTAATGTATCATTTGTATTATGAAAATAAATTTCATCTCTATTATTATTATCTGAATAACAAGAAAATAATCTATTATAAATACTTGTTATAGTTCCTCTTTTAAACCAACAACTAAAAGTAAATGTTTTTCTATTTCCAGCACTACTAAATGTTTTACTTAAATTATCTGAACTTCCATCATCAAACCTTAATGAGTTAGCAACATCATATCCTGTATCTTTTATGGAGTTAGTTCCCGGTATAAGTAATGACATTAAACAACCTCTTTAGGAAATTCTGCTAGAGGTCTTGTTTGAGTTCCGTCTTCTTGTCTTGTGTATTCATATAATGCTTTTAATTCATCAACACTATTACAAGCATCTATTTGAGTTTCCATTTCATTTGATTTTGCTCTTACATTTGTTCTAAATATTGCAATATTTTCTGGAACAGAATAATCTGAAATTTCATTAGCTTTTATTACATACCAATCAGTTGGTGCTAACAAAGCTGATGCTTGTTGTTTTACAATTCTTTTCTTTTCAGTTTTAAGACCATAATTAATTACTTGGTTGCCATCATCATCTAAAATATTATTACCACCTTCATCCACTGCGTTTTCATCATTTAATCTTTTAGGTGTTGCAGTTCCCCAAGATTCTGTAACTTGACCATCTGCAAAAGTATAAGATGAATTTGTATTATAATAATATGCTTCATCTTTTTTATTTGTTAAATTAGTTGTTACTTCATAAATGCCAATAGCTTCTTTTTCAGCTTTAGACCACAACTCAAATATTTTAGCAGGATATCTTACATCACCGATCACTAAAGATCTAGGGTTTGTAATAATTTGTTTTACTTCGTTATCTTTTACTATTGCGTGCATATTTTAACTTTCACTTAAATTTAATGTTCTACCTACTTCTTGCCATACAGCACCATTGTATCTGAATACAAGAATATCTGTTTTACCATCTGTTGATGTAAATGTTGGTGCAGTTGATGCTGCAAATTCAAATACTGTGTTAAATGCAATTGTGTGTGAACCATTATAGTTAATTTCTAAACAGACAAATGACCCTTCAACTGAATTAGTTGGTGCAGCAAATGTAGTGTTTTCTGTTGTTAGATGATATGCGTTTGGTTTTGCTTGAACATCCCAAGCTACAGCATTTGATGATGATGTTAATGCTTGTTGTGGAATATAAGCTAGATCATTAAATTTAATATATCCAGCTCCTTTTGCTGTAAATTCTAAGCCAACATTTGTATCACCACCTGATGCTGCAATAGCAGGATTGTTTCCTGTTGCAGCGTTGGTCACTTCTAATTCGTTTACTGCTGAGGATGTTGTTTGAAATATAATTTGTTCGTTTCCATTTGCGTCTGCTATAAAACCTGCATCTGCAATTTTTGGAGCTGTTAAAGTTTTATTAGTAAGTGTATCTGTGGATATTAAAGATACTAAAGTTGAACTTGATCCTGCAGGCAATAACATTTCATTTGTAACACCTGCTGAGTGTGGTTGAGATTTTATTATTTGACCATGTGAATTAGATTCACAATTTAATTGTATAGCACCTGCATTTGAATTACCTCTAACAGTTACATGACCTGTCCCTTTTGCCTCTAAATCTAAATCAATATTTGAATCACCACCCGTTGCTGATATTTTAGGTGGATTACCAGTTGCAGCATTAGTTACATCAAATTGGTTTACTGCTGAACTAGTTGTTTGAAATATTATTTGTTCGTTTCCATTTTCATCATTAATTCCATGTGCATCATCAAAAGCTATATTAAAACTATTAGTATCTAAATCAGCACCTAATTGTGGTGAAGTATCAGAAACAACATCTGCGATACCTGTATTAACAGAAATAATATCTGGATTTGTACCATCATTAGCTGATGCAAAAACTACTTTGTCGCCTTTGTTTGTTGCTGAAAAAGTAAAAGAATCTCCTGATCCAGTTACATATTTAAATTGTACAGTGTAAGCACCTGATGTTGAATTTCTTAAAATATAAAAAGTTTGAACGTCGATTGGAATAGTTACAACTTGATTTCCTGTAATTGTACCTGTAAACTCAATCATTCTGTGAGATAATACAGCTCCAGTTGATCCATCAGAAACTGATAAAGTTGTTGTTTGTGCACCTCCAGCTATTGACTGTTGAGTAAAACCACCAGAAATTTGTTCTATAATTTGTAAATTAGTATTAGTTTTAGTACCCCATGTACCAGCGTTTTCACCAGTTGCTTGAAGTTCTACACCTAATGGTGTGTATGTAGATGCCATAAATTTTTATCTCCTATGCAGCGTCACTATAACTTGTATTTGATCCAGTTGCAACATCCGAATAAGTGTCGTTCGAACCTGTTGAAACATTACTATAAGATGCATTTGAACCAGATGCAACATCCGAATATGTATCATTCGAACCCGTTGAAACATCACTATAAGATGTATTTGAGCCAGTGTCAACATCGCCATATGCAAATATATTTACAGTTCCTATATTAGAAGTTATAGATTGGCTTGGTAATCCAATAATAATATCAGTTAAAGATATGGATCCAACACTAGCATTAAATGATTGACCGGTTAATCCTAGACCTTCTTCTATTGTTAAAGAGCCTACAGATGCTGTAGCTGATTGACCGGTTGGTTGAGCAACGGCACTACCTAATCCAACAATAGTTCCTTGACTAAAAGTTGCTTCTAATCCAGACGGTTGAACTGTATCATTTGGTATTGTAACACTACCAACACTAGCGGTAAAAGATACTCCTGTTATTTGTGCTTCTTGTGAAGAAATACCTTCTGCAGTTCCTTGTGCCGATGTAATTGATACACCAGAAAGTATGGCAGTTTCATTTGGTGCTTTTGCTGTTCCTTGACTTGCTGTAAAAGATTGGCCTGATAGACCAATAGTCATATCATTAACAGTTACAGATCCAATAGAAGTTGTTGCCGATTGACCAGTCAGTCCTACCTGCATATCTACAACAGATGTTGCACCAATTGAAAAAGTTGCTGATATCCCTTCTACTACAACCGGAACAAAAGCTTCACCTTGTGATGATGTAATAGATTGTCCTGTTGGTGTAATTATTTGATCTGGTACGTCGATCGAACCAACACTAGATGTTATAGATAAACCTGTTGGAAATACTGTTGCGTCTTTAAGTTCGCCCCACTCACCATCGTTCCAGGCTTGTGCACCCCAACCTACTTTTAAAGTTGTGGCTTCGTTCCAATTAGCCTGATCCCAGGTTAATCGGCCCCATCCTGAAGATACCGACATGGTCGGCCTCCTATGCTAA